TCATCCTATGTTAGCACAAGCTGTGACACAGTTTCAGGCTATGGCTTACGTAGAATTATTACCTGCCGATGGTCCTGTACGCACACAAGTTGTCGGTGCAAATTCACCTCAAATACAATCTGCTGCAGAGCGTGTTAAGGATTACATGAACTATGAGATTACTCATGTCATGGAAGATTACAATCCTGAGATGGACACATTATTGTTTCAATTACCTTTAGCAGGTAGTGCGTTTAAAAAAGTTTACTACGATGAAGTTTTAGGCAGAGCAACATCTAAATTTATTCCTGCAGAAGACGTTATCGTGCCATACGGTTGTTCAGACTTAGATGATTGCGAAAGAATTACACAAGTTTTAAAAATGACAATGAATGACCTGCGTAAAAAACAGGTGTCCGGTTTTTATTTAGACATACCTTCTGTTGGATATGACGGAACAAATGGTTCTGATTTACAAGAAAAGAAAGATCAGATTGATGGAGAATCACCAGGTAATTATGCCATGGACGATATGGCAGAACTTTATGAGTTACATGTTGACTTAGACCTAGAAGGTTTTGAAGATATCAATCCTGTTGATGGAGAGCCTACCGGTATAAAATTACCATACATTGTCACAATAGATAAAAGCTCCAATGCAGTTTTATCTATATACAGAAATTACAATGCAAATGACCCACTAAGAAAAAAGAATGATTACTTTGTTCATTACAAATTTTTACCTGGTTTGGGTTTCTACGGCTTTGGTTTAATACACATGATTGGTGGTTTGACAAGAACTGCAACTTCTGCCTTACGTCAATTATTAGACGCAGGAACATTATCCAACTTACCTGCAGGTTTTAAATCACGTGGACTTAGAATACGTGATGACGATCAACCACTACAACCTGGTGAATTCAGGGATGTTGATGCACCTAACGGAATAATACGTGAAGCATTAATGCCACTGCCTTACAAAGGACCCGATGGCATCTTATTACAACTTTTAAGCTTTTGTGTAGAGGCAGGTAAACAGTTTGCTGCAGTTGCAGATATGCAACTATCTGAAATAGGTAAATCACAAACACCTGTCGGAACAACCATGGCACTTATGGAACGTGGCACAAAAGTCATGTCGGCTATACATAAAAGATTACATTACGCACAGAAAAAAGAATTTGAATTATTAGCTAAGATTTTCAAAATGGTTTTACCACCAGTTTATCCATACAATGTTGCTGGTGGACCAAGGGAAATAAAGCAGTTAGATTTTGATGACAATATAGATATCTTACCTGTTTCAGATCCAAATATTTTCTCTATGTCACAACGTGTGACTCTTGCACAAAATCAACTACAACTTGCACAAACAAATCCACAAATGCACAACATGTATGAAGCATACAGAAGAATGTACACAGCTTTAGGTGTAAAAGATGTAGATAAAATATTACCTGTGCCTCAACCACCACAACCTATGGACCCAGCTATGGAACATAGTGTTGTAATTATGGGCAGATCATTACAAGCTTTTCCACAACAAAACCATGAACAACACATTAAATCACACAGAACTTTTATGAGTTCTAAAATGATTGCAAATAATCCTATGATTGTTATGTCGTTGATATCTCACATTAATATGCACGTGTCTTTACTGGCAACACAAACAGTTGACAAAGCATTAGTTGAAGAGGCAGAAAAATTAAGAGCACAATTTGGTGAACAGGTGCCACCAGAAGAGGTAGCTAAGCTACAAATGCAAAGAGATAATTTAATTAATCAAGAAATTATAAAAATTACAGAAACTATGGTAGCCGAAGGCAATGATGCCATGGAAGATATGCAAGTTGACCCATTAGTTCTACTAAAACAACAAGAATTACAGCTTAGACAGTCTGAAATGGAGATGAATAATGCTCTAAAAACACAAAATCAGGACCTAAAACAAGATCAATTTGAGTATAAACAAGAATTAGACGACAAAAAAATACAACAAAGCTATGATATTGCAGATTTACGTGCAGATGTAGCCAGAGAGAGGTCAAATGCCCCTAAACAAGAAGGGTAAAAAGATAAAAAAAGCCATGGCAAAGACATATGGCAAGAAAGAAGGTGCAAAAGTGTTCTACGCAAGCATAAACAAAGGTAAAATTAAGGGAGTAAAGAAAAAATGATGAATTTTTTAGTAGGCCCCATCGCAAATATGGTCACTGATGCGGTAAAAGGCTTTGTTGAGACAAAAAAAGCAAAAGCAGACTTAGCATTAACTGAAATTAAGGCACAAAAGTCTTTGAAAGAGCAGCAGATAGCCGGAAAAATTTCGTGGGAGGCTACTGCAGTTGATCAAATGAAAGGGAGCTGGAAAGACGAGCTAATTTTAATATGCCTGTTGGTTCCGGCGGTGGCAGTCTTTATACCCGGATGGACTCCACATATAAAAGCGGGTTTTGAAGCCTTACATTCACTTCCTGATTATTATAAGCATCTCTTATACATCGCCTGCAGTGCGAGCTTTGGCATCAAGGGTGCAAAAGGCGCAATGGGACTGATTACAAAAAAGAAATAATGAGTTGTTGCACTAGAAAAAGAACTTTTAAAGATTACTTGTTCTTACCGACAGCTATCATATGTACAGTAGTAGGGTTTACTATGTTATTAAGTATTGAAATGGCTATAGCTAAAGCTCTAGGGTTTTTATGATACATCAAGATTGTGCAAAATGTGATTGTGAGTGTCACTGTGGAGAATCCTGTGTTTGGTGTGGATGCGTAGGGTGTGAAGATGAAGAAACTAACGAAGACAGTCCCTCCTAAAAAAGGGCCACTATCACAAGGGTTGAAAATCCCACCTAAAAATATACAAATAGTTAAGACAAAGAAAAAAGGACTTAACTATGAAACATACGTACTTTAACATACCAGGTTGGTTTAATTATTCAGAAACATATGATGTAATTGTTGATCGAATAGAACCAAATGGAAAGATAATAGAAATAGGATCTTTTCTTGGTAGATCAACACATTACCTAGCAACATCTTTATTTAATGCTAACAAATATGATGTACAAGTTTATTGTATCGATACTTTTGAAGGATCATCAGAACACGCAAATATAAAATTACCTAAAGACTTTAGTAGCATGTTTAGAGATAATTTAAGATTTTTTATAGGTAGAGATATGGTCTTACCTATACAAGGTAGATCAGATGATCCTAAGATACTAGAGAGATTTGAAGAGGCAACAGTTGATTTTATTATGGTAGACGGTGCACATGAGTATGATCCGGTCAAAGATGATATTGTTAATTGGTGGCCAAAGCTTAAACCAAACGGCGTAATGTTTGGAGATGATTACAATTTAAAATCAGTTGAACTTGCAGTTAAAGAAGGACTAGGTGCGTGTGGGCACAAATCATATGGAGTAAACAAAGGCTTTGAACAAACATGGTATTGCAGTAAAGATGAAGAAAATCAACAATACGAAAAACAAATACCAGGAGTTAACACACTAATATGAGTGATGCTTTTGTTATCTATAATTTAAAAAAAGAACTTAAGACTTTAAAACAAAACCTTACAGAATCTTTATCGCAGGGGGTTGAAAACTTTGAAGAATATAAGTATATTCTTGGTAAACTACATATGCTTGACATATGCCAACAGGAAATTTCTCGCCTGCTGGATAAACAGGAGAAACTAGATGACTAAAACATTATATGTACCAGATCATATAAAGAAAAAATTTGATAATCCCAAAGAGGCTGCAAAGCCAGATAAAAAAGAATTAGAAAAACTTCCAAAACCTGTCGGTTGGCGTATTTTAGTATTACCTTTTAAAGCTAAAGATAAAACTAAGGGTGGTATTTTGTTGACTGACAAAACTATGGAAGAGTCACAATTGACTGCAACTGTTGCTATGGTATTAGCTGTTGGTGACGATGCATATCAAGATAAAGAAAAGTTTCCTAATGGACCTTGGTGTAAACAAGGTGATTGGGTCGTGTTTGGCAGATACGCTGGTTCTAGAATCAGAATAGATGGAGGAGAGGTTAGGTTATTAAATGATGACGAGATACTTGGCACAGTTGATGACCCAGCAGATATATTAACAATACTATAACATGGAGGAACCATGCAAACAGAACTTAAAACTGCAAAAGACGATAAGCTAGTAGACCTAGATACATCAGGCGAAGGCGCAGAAGTCGAGCTAGAAGATAAGTCTCACGGCACAGTTAAACCAGATAAATATGAAGACGTAAAAACAGAAGAGGTTGAGCCATTAGCTCCTAAAGTAGAGGTTGCCGAAGAAAAGCAATCTGAGGAAATGGATCAATATTCTGATAAAGTCAAAAAAAGAATAGACAAACTAACATACAAAATTAGAGAAGCTGAAAGAGAAAAAGAAGCTGCTCTTCAATTCGCACAAAACGTACAAAAAGAATTAGCTGATGCTAAGAAAAAAACTTTTGACATCGACAAAGGATATATGTCTGAGAGTGAAGTGCGTAATAAGATGGCTGCAGACTTAGCTAAAGAAAATCTTATCAGAGCTAGAGAAGCAGGAGATTATGCAAAAGAAGAAGAAGCAAGACAGGCTTTAACTAAATTAGATCTTGAAGCAGAAAGAATTAGAGTAACAAAAAATAAAAAAGAGCGTGAGTATGAGGATTTTGAGAAGGAGTTGCAACAAGAACAACAAACTTTACAAAATCAACCTAGACCACAGCCATCACAAAAAGCGATTGATTGGGCTGCTAAGAATACTTGGTTTAGACAAGATGAAGAAATGACAGATTATGCTCAACGTATACATCGTGGTTTAGTGGCGGAAGGATTTGACACAGAATCAGATGATTACTATAATGAATTAACTGTTAGAGTTAAAAACAAGTTTCCAGAGTCCTTTAAGGATGAGGATCAGGCTACCAGAAGCACTAAAATCGCCCAACCAGTCGCTTCTGCATCAAGGTCTGCAACCAGTGGGCGCAAATCTGTTAGGTTGACACCTAGTCAGGTAAAAATAGCAAACAAGCTTGGAGTTCCTCTAAGTGAGTATGCTAAGTACGTTTAGGAGGTACACATGACAGATAAAAAAACACCAAGAAGTGCACAAACAAGGGCAACTGAGGAACGTAGAAAACCTTGGTCGCCACCGTCTCAGTTAGACGCACCACCATGTCCTGATGGATATAAGCAACGATGGCTTCGTCTTCGTGTAAATGGGGCAGATGATACTAAAAATATCAATGCCAGACTCAGAGAAGGCTGGGAGTTAGTGAGAGCTGACGAAAATACCCAAGGTGTCTACTCTGCTTACAACGGAAGTATTAAAGCTTATGAGGGTGTCATCAGTGTGGGTGACTTGCTATTGGCAAGAATGCCAGTGGAGACTGTAAACGAGCGTAATGACTATTTTAAAAAGAAAATAGATCAACAAACAGAAGCTTGGGAACAAGATCCTCTGCGAGAACAACATCCTAGTATGCCTATTAATGTTGATAGGCAGAGCAAAGTGACTTTTGGTGGTCCTAAAAAAACCGACTAAGTCACACACTAAAACAAAGGAGATGAACTATGGCAAATCAAGCTGGATTTTACGGATTCCGTCCCGTTAAAATGCTGGGTGGTGCTTACAATGGTCAAGGCC